CATTTGCGTGACGCCATCCATTGACGCGGTGGCGATGTCGTATCGGAACCACCGTCCAGAGACGTCCTTCTGAACGTAGAACGCATCCTTGAGGTACACCCACTTTGTGCCCGTCGTGAACGTCTCAACAGCCGGCGAATACGTCATCGCGGCCCAGCTGTTTGCAGCGATGTCGTAGCGATCCAGCAACGCGCCTGCCGCGCCGCGAAACGAGTAGATATAGCGCCCATTCAGAATGGCGTCTTCGTTCGCCCAGTCGGTCGCAGACACGCTATGCACCCAGTGTCCAGACATGCCGGCGCCGGGAGCGCCACCGCGTGCGACGCCCGGCGACAACGTCGTCCAGGTTCCGCCGCTGATGCTGTAGCGGTACAGGGTGACGGCGTTGGAGCCCATGTAATAGATGTAATCGTCATTGCCCTCGATGCTGTAGACTGACGTATTGTCGGGCTGCGTGTTCCACGCAGATCCCACCGTGATGACCGTCGCGGTGTTGCTCGAAATGCTTCGGATCTGGCCCGCGCCCGTGCCGCTGACGATGCGGATTTGCGAATTGGCCCACTGGTTCGTTGCCCAGGCTTTCGCGCTATTGGTCAACGTCGAAGCGCCGCCAGCAGTCGCGGTTCCGGTCGCGAACGCGCGGTAGGCGTCATCGATCCACGACGACGTCGAAATCAATCGACTGTCGGTGCCGATGACCGCCGCAGGGGCGACGCCGTCCGTCGCGCCGGTTTCCGCCGAGGTCCAAGTGTTCAACGCGTAGCAGTAGAACTTGAACAAGTTGGCCGTCGTCGTGCCGGCGGACGCGACGGCGTTCAGAACGTACCAGCGCGGCGTCAGGAGGCGATACGTCGTGGACGCGCTGAATGCACTGGCCTGTGTCGCGACGGTGATGGTCGCATTCGTGCCGATGGTGTTGGAAACGATGGCGAGCGTGGCCCCAGCGTTTGGCCCGCCCGTGATGTGAATGCTATAGCCGCGAAGATCGCGCGCCAGCGTAAGGTTCGTAACGATAGTTGACGTCGTGCCACTCGTTGCCGTGCCGGTCGGACCGATTGCAGTGCCGACGCCACACGCGCCCGCCGCAAATGCTCCTCCGAGTGCAGGAGACGGAAGCTGGACAAAGCCGTCCTCGCTTGGATTGTAGAGGTGCGCGACGGTGGCCGACGAAACCAGCATCTGCTGCTGCCGGTAGTGGCGGCTGCTGACGATGAAATGCGCCGCTGCCGTCGCCTGGGGCGCAGGAGAGAGCATCTCCCACCGCTTCAGATCAAGGATTTTGCGGTTGCCTTGCGTGGTCGCCATGATCAGGTCACCGATATGTTGCGTCGGAGATTGTCGGCGGAAAGCCGCATCAGCGCAGGGATCTGATCCTGCGCGGCGAAGCCACCCATCTGCGTCTGGTTACCCAGCGTCGTCAGCGTCGTCAGCGTCTGGTTGGACGCGATGCTGACTGTCGCCAACAAGCTCGCGGCGGTCGCTTGGACCACCTCGGCGCGCAGACGCCCCGTCGCAGGATCGACCGTGACAAGGCCTATGGTGCGGGTCAGCGTGTTAACCGCCATCCGCATCGCCTCGATGGCCTCGACGAGCTCGCCGTAGGCCGCGATGGGCAGCGGATTGGAAACGCTCGTATCCGTTGCGCTGCCGTCTGCGCCGTGCGAGACCTTGACGCGCTGGTATAGCACGCCGCCGATGTCGTCGGCGGCGACCGTCGCGCCGCTGCCTGGGGTTATGTTGACGTTGTCAGCCATCGATCAGCCTCTCCATCCGCCGCCCATCCAGCCCCCGCGCATCGGTCGCACAAAGGCCGGTCGCGGCGCAGGTCTTGGTGGCGCTGGCGGCGCATGTTCCGCCGCCGGTTGCTCGATGCGCGCCGCCTCCACAGCAGGAGGCGCGGCGCGCTTGAATGTCGCACTGGCCGAGGCCAGCCGCGACCAGTTCACTGCCAGCGCTTGCAGCGCCGCGTAGGCATAGACACGGCAGTCCAGCGCCTCGTTGCGCGCGCCTGGCCGTTTGGTCCAGACGCGGACCGGAAAGCCCTTGGTGTAGCGTGTGCTGATCGTCTCGGCGGTCAGCTGCGCGAAGTAGTCAGGCTCGCGGTCCGCCGGGAAATGGCAGAACCCCGCGCCTGGCCGCGTGATCTTGAGCCGCGCGTAGACCGCTTCCTTGGCTGCATCGACGCCGACCAGGAACAAATTGACCCGGCCCGAGTTGTTCTTGCTCGCCTTCTTCGGCCACACCGGACGCCCCGCGCCCGCCATGCCCTTGATTGCATAGACGCGCCGTCGGTAGCGGTCGCGGCAGTAGGCGTACACTGCTTGCGTGTGATGCCCGCCGCTGTCCACCGCAGCAGCAGCAATCGACAACTCAGCGCCGTCCTCGCGCCGCAGCGGCGTCGTGAGCATGCGATCTAGATCCGCCCAGAGCGCTGGTGCGGACGGATCGCCGTGGATGACATGCCACCCGAGCGACCAGCTTTCTTCGTCACGACCCCAGCCGACGATCTCGACCTCGAGGCGGTTGTCCTGGACGTCCACGCCGGCTGTCAGCACCAGGACATCAGCCGGCGCATCCGACCATTCCTCGCGGCGCTCCATCAGGCCAGTGTCGTCGAGCCGCTCGCCGGCATCTTCCCAGGTCTCGCCGAGGCTGGTGTTCGTCCAAGCCTTGAGCGTCTCGGGCGATTTCTTGGCCTCAAGAAAAGCCCGCGCAATGTCGCCGATGCGCGACCAGGGCGAATACAGTTCGCTCAGATGAAAGCCCGCAACGCCGTTTGTTGGCACCTCGGCGCGCCATTCTCCGCGCCGGATAGCGTGCCAGCGCTCGACATCCGACCATTCACAGCCGCAAGCAACGCAATGGATAGCCGCGCGCTCCGGTTCGTTTGGCGGCCAGCGAACAGACGACCACCGCAGCACCTGATGCTCGCCGCAATGCGGGCATGGCACCCAATATCGGCGCTGATCCGACGCCTCAAACGCCATTTCGATGCGCGAACCGCCCTTAACGGTCGGCGTCGAGGTCAGAACCAGCTTTCGGTTCCAGAATGTTGCCGATCGCTTGCGCGCCAGCGTCACCGGGTCGCCTTCGGTGCCCGCCGACGCCGGATATCGGTCCACCTCGTCGCACAAAACCACCCGAATAGGCCTCGATGCCAGCGACGCGGGGCTGTTTGCGCCGCAGATCGTCAGATGTCCGCCCGGAAATGCCTTATGAAGCAACGTGTTGCCGCTATCGCGGCTTCGCGCGTCCTTGATCTTGCCCCGCAGTGCCGGCGTGTCGCGCAACATCGGCGCAAGACGGTCCTTTGACCACGCCTCGCCAAGCTCAAGCGTCGGCATCAGCACCAGAACCGGCGCTGGATCCTGCGCGACGTGGAAGCCTATGACATTGTTCACGATTTCGGTCTTGCCGACTTGTGCCGACGACATGACCACGACGGTGTCGATGCGCGGATCGCTGATCGCATCCATGATCCCGCGCTGGTATTCGGCGCGGGACGTGATCCATACGCCGGGTTCGGCGCTAGCCTCGGGGCTCAGACGCCGGTACTGGTCGGCCCATTCACTGACGGTCAGTCGCGGCGGTGCTTTCAGCGCCGCTCGGCGTATCGTTCGCAGTCGCAGCCTCAATGCCTGCCGCGATTTCTCCTGCGTCTCGGGCGAGTTCATCCAATGCCTCTGTTACGCCGCGCTCTATCAGGTCGCGGCATGCGATTTCGTCAGCCTCGATGGCGACCATCGGAGCCAGTTTTCCCGGCAATGCCAACAGCTTAGACCGGACCGCCGCGTATTCTTCGGCCACGACGCTTTCAACGGACGAGATATCGACCAACTCGCCGCGCATCTTGTCGCGTTGCATCTCGGCGATTTCGGCTTCGGCAGCGAGCTTACGGCTGCGAGCCTCGTCTGCGTCGGCGGGCTTGTTTGATGCTATCGCGCGGGCTTCGGCTTGTGTCTCAAGGAACGCCGTGACCGCTGCCGAATTGAAGATTACTTCGTGGCCGTTTTTGCGGCACACCAGACCTTTGCGGACCCACTGGTCAACAGACTGAATCGAGACGCCGAACAAATCGGCAACCTCGGTCTTGTTGATCTCGCGACCGGCTCCCGTCCGCTTTCGCACCCTGCCGCCCTCATGTCAAATAACATATATAGTTCAATGGGTTAGTCGCTAGAAAACCATCGCGGTGCGAATTACC